ATTGTGCAAGTTTCATGTAAGGTTTTTGTTGTTGGAAATCGTATCGTGCAATAGCATCTTGTAGTTTAGCTTGTTCTAAGGCTTCTTTTGTTGATCCAACTGCTTGAAGTTTTGCAATATCATTATAATCCATTTCACCAAGTTGAGGAGCAGTCATCATAGTTTGAGCCTGTAATGCTCTCTCTCTATTATACTGATCGCCATAAACTTGATTAGCTAGATTACCCAAACTTTCAGCTAATATTTCTTGATTTGCTCCTGAACCAAATCTACCTGCCTTGCTGAATTGTGATTGTACTTGGGAAGTAACATCACCTGCCATTTTGTTAAATAAAGCAGTTGCATAAGGATTTGTATTTGGGTTTAAATATTGACCAGATAAAATATTTGATGCTTGAGTTTGTGCTTGGTTTAATAATGGATTACCTGCTACTGCTCTTGCTTTTGCCAAATTTAAAGCTGTTGATGTTTCAGGTGCAAAACCTGTATAAGTTGCATTAGGAAAATAATTAGGCGTACTTCCTTCAAATAAATCCTGTGCTGTGTCTATAGCCTGTGTATAATAAGGCTTAATAAATTCAGATGGTTCTGCACTTGTTGTTGTTGTTACATTTGTTGGATTGCTACCTTTACTCATAATTTTTTACTCATTAAATATATTTTTTGTTCATAACCTTTTAATTTACGCAACCAACCTTTGCGACCTGCGACCTCTATCGCATCACATTGGTTGTACTTTGCAAATTTTTCTATTTCTTGTTGTATTGGTTCTAACCAATTATTCATGTTGCTACCTCCTGCTAGGAAATAGCGACAAACTTTTTTTTGAGGATACTGTATTACCTCTGTAATAACAGCACTCTCTACTTTATCTTCCCAACTAATAAAAAGTTGAAAAGCATTTTTTACTAACCCATCTAAAATATCTCTAGCTGTGTAAGTATCGTCTAAAGCCTTTTTTATAAGAGGCTCAACTTCATTCCACACTATATGTAAATCTTCTTGAGGAACTTTAATAATCACCCAATTACCAGATAACCAAATGTTTGATCGGCATTTGCTGAACTCGCATGAGTTAGCGTTGCTGTTTTTTCCCCCCTTGATGATACATATAAATTTGCTTTTGCAGTATTTGCATTAGCTGTTGTTGGCATAAATAGTATAATAGAATTTCCACCTATTCTCTCATCTGTGAGAGTTGTAGTTGTTTGACTTGCTCGTAAAGTTATTGAGCCTGTGCTATTAAGTTTGCCATCTATTGTACTATTTAAACTTGTTGAAACTAATCGTAAGTGTAAGTCATGATCTGGTATAGAAATTGGTACAATGGGAAACTGATTATCAGCCATTATCTTCTTCCTTCAGGTCTTGCCTCTACATCTACTCCTGACATGGTTGTAAAATTACCTGTTACTGATACTCTCATTCTATGATACCTGCTATTAGATCGTAAAGGACACACACCATTATCTTGCGTAGAAACTGCTGTGCCTACATCTATACTATCTAACTGTGAGGCTCTTGCAATAGGCGTTACTGTAACAGTTGTATTTCCCAAACCATCTACAATCGGTCTGCAATTTAAAATAATAGATCGTCTATTTTCTACTCCTTCAAACTCAGTTGTATCAACTGTAGCTGACAGGGAAGTTGCAATAAACTTTCCAAATTTATTAGCAGAATTAAATCCTGCTAGACCTACAATTCCTTCTCCATAATAATAAGAG